AATGGTGTGCCCCAAAGTAATAGACATGTTCAAAAATGCCTTAGCAGGAGTGTTTGGATGGACAGTAGCAAAAGTCGGAGAAGAACGAGTAGCGAAGTTTAAGTCAGGAAGTCTTCAGTTAGCTAGTAATATCAAAGAAAAGACAAAGGAGTATTATGCCTGGATCAAGGGAATGATGATTGCTAGCGGTGACGCTGAGCTAATAAACGCAGCTTCGGATGAAAAACAAGTGAAACTTTACGCAGAATGTTTACAAGCGAGTATGAAAGAATCAAAGAATATTCTAGCTATGCGGTCAGGACGCGTGCCCGAGCGATCTAATCATCCCAACCCATATTATATGGGCCAGGACAGAGTTTATACTCCTCAAAGCTATTTTAAACCAAGAGAAGTAATTCCACAAAGTTCAAGTGATCCAAATGCGACAGCGTTGAGAGAACAGGTGTTACCTAAGAACATGGTGAGATTGTGCTGGTCAGACGAAAACACTTTTGTACGAATGAACGGTGTTTTCATAGACGGACGTTACTTGATGTTACCCTATCATTTTTGGTGGAAATGCCAAGATGGACAGCCTTTTGTAATTACTACAGTACAAGGAAATGAGTATTGGGACCAGTTTAATCCAGAACGATGTATCAAAATTCCAGATCAAGATGTGTGTATCTATGCCTGCGGATTGAGATTACCACAATTCAAGAAAATTTACCATAATTTTATTAGTGATAAAGAGTTGAATTTACGATTTACACCAGCCCACTTAGTGGTGCCAAATAAATTGAATGGACTATCAGCACTAATTGTAACAGCAGCGTTAGTAGAAGAAATGAACTATGAAGTAAATGGTGATTCAGCACGAAATGTGTTTGCGTGGGAGTATGAAGCAGCGACTGAAACTGGAGATTGCGGAGGAGTGTTGTTGGCGAATAACACTGCCATTCGTGGTAAATTCTTAGGTGTGCATGTTTGTGGAGCTCGTGGAATGGATTATGGTGGATCAGCGTTAGTTACTGTGGAAATGTTAATAAGAGCATTGGAACAATTACCACCTGTAAGCAAAGTATTAAACGGACCAATAGTACCAGAACAATTGATAACTAAACCAATAGAAAGTATGAAGGTGACTCCGCAAGGGAACTTCATTTGGTGGGGTGCAGTGGGCCCTGGTCATGAAACGCAACTACCTCATAAATCAGAAATCAAAGAAAGTGCAATACATGACCTTGTTCGACCGCACGTTACCGAACCGGCAGTTCTTCTTGCGAATGATCCAAGAAATAAATCAGGAGTAAGCCCATTGGGTAAAGCGTTATCAAAGTACGGGAAAATAGTAAAACCCTTCCCTAAGAAGGATTTAGAAATAATACAGCAGGACTTAACCTATGAGATACTCAAGTGGAAAGTTCCAATGGAAAAACGGCTATTAACAGATCATGAAGCCGTGTGGGGAAACGAGCTCTACGAATATTGTGATCGAATGAATTTACAAGCATCCCCCGGGTACCCGTGGACATTACGGCGACCTTCAGGCGAAAAAGGTAAAACTTGGCTCTATGATTATTTAGCAGGAGATGGAATAGGTCATGAGCCTTACAGAAAAGTGTACCGGGAACGTGAGATGCTGGCACGGCGAGGAATGCGAATGAATGGAAGTATTTGGACTGACTGTTTAAAAGACGAACGAAGACCAATGGAAAAGATAGTGGCAGGGAAAACAAGAGCTTTTATGCTGCCACCAGCAGATTTCGTGCAACTTTGCCGTAAATACTTTATGTCATTCTGTGTAACATTTTATTCAAATCATTTAGTATCCTTTTCAGCAGTTGGACTTGATCCTTACAGTTATGATTGGACAAGATTAGTGCGCAGATTGAAATCAAATTCAAATTTAGGATTCGGAGGAGATTTTCATTCATTTGATGGAATATTAGACCCGGATATTGTTTGGCGTTTTGTGAAAATTGTGAATGATTGGTATGAACATAAGAATCCGCACTGGAAACCAGAAGATAATATAGTGCGCGAAGTGTTGATGGAGGAAATCATTCACTCTATTCACATTTGCCTTAACTCTATCTATCAAAAATCACAAGGAAATCCATCAGGAAACCCTCTAACAGTAATTCTTAACACCGTTGCCCATTGTTTCTATATAAGATTAGCGTGGCTAGGATTGGCAAGAATACATCATCAAGATCAATTTCTGAGTTTATATGCTTTTCATAAGCATTGTAAGGACGTCTATTATGGAGATGATGGGTTGGTGTCCGTGAAGTATGCAGTAATATCATGGTTTAATTTGGATGAAGTTTCAAAATTTTTGGCGAATTATGGCATAGAGTATACATCTGAGCAAAAGACAGAAGAATTGTATGGCGTGCGTCGCATTGTGGAGTGTACGTTTTT